ATCAATTGTGTGTTTACCTTCCATGACAGCCGCAAGCTGCATAGTATTAGCAATCACTGTAACAGGAATACCAAGTTCCATCACGTCAAGAAGTTGCTCAGATACTTCATCTGATTGCAAACGAGGAATGTAATAGTCTAGTGCCTCTTCCACAGTATTATATTGCGGTGGACTTTGCCACGGCCTAGCACCCAACTCATGCGTCATAGACATGCCGGGAATAGGTGCATCAAGCATTGGTTGCATCAACTCAGCCATTACTTATTTCCTCACGTTTAGCTTGAATCTGCTCAATGTAACTAGCCATACGCAATCTTGGCTCATCAATCCGCATGTTATTATCTACTTTTTGCATAGACTTTTTTGGCCCAAGAAGACCACCCTTATCTTGTATAGGCTGTTTTTTGGTTTGCTTTATTTTTTCCATATACATCATCATGTTTTGATGAGCAAGCGGTGTAGGGTCATTTAATGCCACGTCTGTACTCCATCTCATGGTTTTTAATAATTTTATCCATAGCAAATTTTATAATCTTTTTTAGATAAGGTTTATCACTAATATACTCTGCAAACTTTTCGCCATGTTTAGCATAAATATTAAATAACCATTTTGGTGCTTTATTTGTCATCCAATTACGGAATAACAACCATGTATAATCTTGTGGTCCATACACTTCACGTGCAACCCAACAGAATTGTATCCAAGCACTGCCTAGTGTACCAATTAAACCACCAAGTGCTGAACCAGCAGCAGATCTACTTGCAGCTTTCTGGGCATCAGCTTGTGCGCTTGCACTTAACTGAGCAACAGCAAGATTACTCATTCTTTCTAATTCACCTTCAGCAGACTTCCATGCCCACTCCATGCTATCAGCATAGTACGTCCACAGATTATCATATGCTTGTTTACTTACATCTAACACTGCACTAGCATTAAGTTCGTTAGCACGATTAACTGCAGCAGTATCTGCGGTAGCAATTTCTCTACGCCACTGTGCATTACTTTGTGCAATTACAAGCTGGTTCTGCGCATTGAACTGGTCACGTTGGTTATTAAGTTCTGCGTTAAATCTTTCAATAGTATTTGTTTGACCAGCATTAAACTGAGACTGAGCATTTTGCTGTGACGCATTAAATTGTGCAGTTTGAGATTGTAAGTTAGCAAAGAACTGGTCCACTTGATTTTGCGAACTAGCATTAAATTGTTTAGCGGCATTTTCTGCAGATTGGTCTGTAAACAAAGATTGTACACGTTGCTGCGCACGAAACAATTCGGTCTGTTGTTGATTAGATAAGTTAGCCATATCAACTTGCAAGAAACTCTGTGCGTTCTGTACAGCAGCTTGCTGACGATTATTTAAATTCTGTGAATCTAACTGTGCTAATGCACTAGCCTCTGCCATAACCATTGCCTGTGAATTAGACAGGTTCTGCAGGTTCATTGTATTTGCTACACGAGAGTTTTCAAGAGCAACCTGCTGTTCAGCAGTAAAATTCATATTAGCTACATCAGCTATTCGTGCAGCGTTTTGTACTTTTGTTTGAAATGTCTGGTCAAACTCTTGACCTAAGAACTTAGCACGTTGTTCTGCTGAAAGCATAGCAGATTGTTGGCGGTTTGACAAGTTCTGTTGTTCAAATTGTGCAATAATACTTGCATCTGCTTGCGCAATTGGAAGTGATGCTTCCATAGCTGCTTGTACAATAGCTTGACCAGCAATAGATGAAGCACTTAAACCACGTGCAGCCATCTGTTGATTAGCGAGTCTAACAGCACCAGCCGCCCATGCAGGTGGGTTAGTACCATTAAACTGCGTCATAAGATTTGCCATCTGACCTTGCACAAGAGCCTGTTGTGATGGCTGTGCTGACGCAGCAGCAGCTTGTGTAGCGGCAGTAGCCTGTGCAGCTTTAGTAGCATCTACACCAGTACCACTGATAAGTTCACCAGCCTGTATCTGACGCTGCTGTGGGTTATTCATCAGGATAGCATTACCCTGTGCTTCTTGAAGATTACCTACAGATGATACAGTTTGCTGTGCAGCAGTTACCTGCGCACGAGGGTCTTGAGGATTAGCTTGTGCGGCCTGTGTAGCATTCATAGCTGCATCAACAGCAGGTGCTACTTGTGTAGCTTGCACTTGATTAGCAGCAGTCTGTGCGGCAGGTGTGGCTTGCGCTGTGATAGCCTGTGCTGTACCTACAGCAACACCACCAGTAAGAACACCTGTAGTTGGGTCAACTTGCTGACCTGTAGTAATGGGTGTCATAGCAGCTTGTGTTACACCACCAGTGGGTACAGCAGGTTGATACATACGCTGTACAGTAGCATCACCAATGTTTAATTGCTGTGGAGTTGTTGGTGTTTGTGCTGTGGTTTGAGGTGTGGTAGCTTGTGTTGTAGGATTAGCCCCTGCTACATTAACAGTACCTGCAGTAAAAGGTGGGAAACTAGACTGTGCAGGAGCAGAGGCAGATGTTACAGTACCACCCGGTGCAAACTTCTGTACAGAACCACCCTTTGCCATCATACGTGCAGCATTGGTATATCTATCCATTTGTGCCTGACGTTGTGGGTCAGCCTCAACAAATCTTTGAAACTCCGCCATGTTGCCAGAGTAACCCATAGCACCTGCAATCTTGTTCATTGCCTCTGGCTTAAATGCCTTGAACTGCATCATAATTATTTACCTTTATACATATTCCAGAGTTTCCACGACACGTATATAATTGACAGCACACCAAATACCAGACCTACGTACTGATTAAGTGCTGGCAACCAAAGCGGTGCGGAGATACCGCCCGTAGCTATAAGCAAATCATCTGGCTTCATGTCTAGTACCTTATCCTTGAATTTCTGTAACACATATCATAGAAATACCACGTTCTTGGTCTTTAACGTCCGAATCTGCTACACATCTATTTAAATTCCAATTTACAGTAGAGTTTTCTGACTGCTTAACACCTACCTTATAAGTAATTTGTGAAGTTGTGTTTGGTGTATCAAAGTACATATAATTAGCGGTTTCTGGGGTTGAACTAGCGTCACCTGCTTGATATGACAAAGAAGAACCCATCAAGATACCTACGTTACGTGTACCAGCGGCAGGGGCAGATAACTTTGTAGAATCTCTGTAGAAAAACCAAGTTGAATTAAATACCGAACTATAATCTCCCCATTCGCCATTCACCATAGCTTCAATCTTGATGATGCTATTAGTAGACACGGGCGTAATGTTTACAGCTAACACACTTATTTCTGTGTCAGTGTCTGAGGCACAGGCAATCTGTGATGTTGCATCAATCTGTGTGTACTTCACTTGCAATATACCGCCTGAGATACCACTACCAAACTTTGCTAAATCTGCTGCGTTACTCATGCTAGGTCTCCGTGTACGTTGTGCATCCCGTAGCCACCTGAGCCAAAATCTTGAAAATTTGAATCGTATTTAGATTGCGTATGATTTGCAGTGGTTTCAGTGGCGTTACTGTTATATCCTGTGTTAAAACTACCAATAAGATAACCGCCCATACCCACCACAACATAGTCTGTATCAACCATAGAATTTGTTTTTGCGAACCGCCATTGGCCTGTTTGCACATCTACAGATGAGGATATATTAAAACTGTCGGCTAATGTGGCAGAATCATCAAACTTAGCCCAAGCCTTCGCACTACCGCCACTAACATAAGCCATGCCAACAGAGTTGTTGCCACTGCTATCCTTCAGGGTGTCTACTCTTAGTTCGCTTGCCATTATGCTAGGTCTCCGTGAATAGTTTGAGTTACTCTGTCAGCATCAGCAACAGTAAAGCTGTCGGCTTTAGTAAAACATTGTACTGAAATACTACCAGTAACTTTAACAACGTCCCTAACGCCCCCTAGTTCTGCCGCACGACAAGTCACAACTTGTGAGTAGTCTCCACTAGACATAGATGAAGTAAATGAGTGAGTATAATTTCCTGTGCTATTGTCTGTTCCAGAGGCTATGTTTAAGCTGTCGTTTAGACTTGCATCATTGTCACAATCTAGCCAAGCCTTCGCCAACCCCTGCTGAAGTGACTGAGTCGCAGAGCCACCCTCGCTGGTAATCGTAATGTTGCCAGCCGCTGTGTTACCTCTTAGGTCATCTACCTTTAATATGCTAGCCATTATGCGAGGTCTCCGTGAGTAGCCGCAGTGCTGAACTGCGTGTCTATATTGGAATTATGTGCGCTATTCCAATTTAAAAACGTACCTGTATTTGTTGTTGTTCTAGCATCCTCACCCTCATCCCAATGAAAGTTAGCCGCATCTGCTAAATATGTTACAGGATGATTTGCTTGTGCCATTGCATTGGTGTATGTAACATTAAATTTTCCTGTTGATTTATCTGTGGCTGAACTCATATTGAATGTTTCAGTAGCAAGTGTATTAGTCGCTTGATTGTACGAAAAATGACCTTTGTTGGCCTGTTGCTTAGTCAACGCAACAGGTGACGTACCATTCTTTGCCGCAATCTCATCTACATTTAATATGCTGGTCATACGATGCTCCAATAACCGTTAACAGTTACGGTTGCGTTCTGTGTGATTGGCCCAGCCGATACGCCATTCTCATCGCTGTCAATCGTAATGTTCGCAGAGATGGTCTGACCATTCAAACGGATGATACTGTTGTTTCCCTTGAACGGGTAGCGGTTATCCGATTCAGTCTTGGTGTAACTATTAGCAATGCTGAACGTATCATACGATACCATCTCAACGATGTCATTCAGACTTGCCCCTGTGACCAGCACAACACTTGTGCCTGTCGTGGCAGCGTAGTCCGTACCCGGCTTGAGTAGCACACCATTCTGATACACGTCTAAGTACAGGCTATCCTGATAGGTTAGTGTCTTACTGTCTGCGTCACTACCACTAAAGCTAGTCTGACCAGCAGTAGCTTGGTAGACAAAGCGGTTGCGAACACCGAACTCTGGACTTTTTCCTATATAGGGCATTACGCTAAATCTCCTGTCAGGATGCCAGACACATCATCTGGTTCAGCATTAGATGTTACCCTTGGGTAATACGAGCGATAATAGCACTCTGTAGTTGTTTCAAAACCACCAAAGATAGACATTACAGCTTCAAGTTCATCACTCGTTAAAACACAAGTCCATTTGTTATTAGCCATTGTGTTTGTTAATGTAACTTGAGAATAGCCTGTAGAATCTGTAAATGAACTAACATTATAGCTATCATCAATAACACCGTTGTTGCTGTCTAAATGCCACCATGCTTTGTTCAACCCACTAAGCACGTTAATGCTAGCAGAACCTTTGGTAATAGCAGTGCTTGTAGTTACATCACCAGCACCAGACACAGTGCCAGTAAATGCAAATGTATCCGCAAGATTAATGCCGTCTGCTTGTGTTTTGGTCAGTGCCATCTATCTACTCCAAAAAGGGATGACCCCTACGCTTATGCGTAAGGGCTATCACCTAGTACACTTGTATCCCAAGCTGCCTTAAGACCCGCAATGTCTGTTGCCGCATCAATGGATGAGTCAGCAGGGGCATCACGAAGGGCATCCTTTGCAGCAGCAATAGCAGTTGTGCTAGTACCCGCTTCCAGTGCCTTCATCAGTTCCACGTCCTTTGCTTCAAGCAATGGCCCACGTACTTCACGGATTTTGTCCTTGAAGATTACTTTTGCAGCGTCCATATCTTCTGTGATGACACTGCCACTTAATGACCATGCACCACGGAAGTGACGGTCAGAAGGAACGGTAGCTGTAGAAGCATCAATCTGATTCCCGTCCTTGTCTACGATGTATGTTGTTGCCATTAGGTATCTCCCTCTTAGGCTGCTAAATCAGTGACGGTTAGTTCTTCAGTTATCTTCCAAGCATTGCGCCACTCCCTAGTGCTTGGTAACTGTTCCTTGCGGCAAATAACCATCTTGGGTTTGTTGCCACTATCCCAGTTCTGCCACACTGATTGTGGGCAGTCTTTCATAATCAGGTACTCAATAGCTTCTTCTTCTGTCATGGCATCCACTGGCTGTGTCTCATGAAGAAGGTAGCCACGGGTATGTTTCTTGAAATCTTCCTGCGCTTCGTCTTTGGCTAACTCATGGTAAACCCACACAGGCGGTAAGATACCACCCTGCATTGCACAAGCCATCCAGTTAGGGTCAGGCACAAGTATCTTGGCGCACTCATCAATGCTGTCCTCATAAACAACACGGTAGTCTGACTGATAGCCTTCTAAGTTTTCTTTTGCCCAGCACAGTCTATCCCAGAGATGTGTGCCTTGAAATTCAGGTGTGTTCATTTATGCGAGGTCTCCTGTGGCTTGGCTATATGTCCTAAACATATCGCTAGCACTAAATCCACTGTTCCAATGGTTGTGTATATAACTACCAGAAGCAGTAGTTTCAAAGCCTGTTATGCTAGGGCTGTTATTGTTTTCAAGCCTTTCTGAGCTATCTGTTAAAGAATATTCCCCATCACTCATATTGTTTGTAAATGACATCGTATAATCTCCAGTGCCATTATCAACAACACCAGACATATTTAAACTGTCCATAATGGCATTTGTACTTGTACCTTTGTAAGTTATCCAAGCCTTCGCACTACCATTCACAACATAGCTGGTGGATATATCAGCACCAGCACCTGTCTCAAGCGTATCTGCTATAATCTTGCCAGCCATTATGCGAGGTCTCCAAATCCTTGTGTGTCACAGTGTTTTGAGTCTCTATACGCACTAGTCGCATAACTCAAAATTTCATAAACTCCAGAAGTGGTTGTGATGATAAGATTTGTACCTAGACCTAAAGATAAATCGCTTGAGAAAGTATCACTGTTTACTCCACAGGCATAACCAGCTAGTGAGTAGGTAACATTAGAATAATTGTTAGTCACGTTAATACCAAATTTACCTGTAGCTGAGTCCGTTATACTAGAAACATTAAAAGAATCCTGTGAAGTAGGAGTACCAGAAGATGCGTCAAAATTTATAAAGTGCTTCGCTACGCCCTGCTGTAACTGCATAGTCGCAGAACCGCCCTCAGAGGTGATGGTCACATTGCCAGCAGAAGTCTTGCCAGTGAGGTTGTCTGTAATCACCGTACTCATGCTAGGTCTCCTATTGACGTAACCCAAACCTTACACAAATCAAACATACCACCATCAGAACTAGAGGTTGAACCATAAGCTGTAGCATATTGAATTGTTGTCGTGGCAAGAGGGTCTATCGTGCCGTTTGAGTTTGTGCCAATAACTACCGTTCCCATTGCTCTTGCAGAGCCGCTTTCAATAGTACCACCGTCATCGTTACTGTTATATAAAGTTGTAAAAATACACCTATCATGCTGAGATGAATAAGCTGACGTTACAGTTAATGTATAAACGCCTGTCTCTTCGTCTAAAACACTGCTGACATTAAGCGAACCCTCAATATCATTATTAACGCCATCCCAAGAAATCCACTGTTTCGTGGCCTCTTGCTTAGTCAGCGTGACAGGGCTAGTGCCGTCTGATGCTACGATTGTATCTGCTTTTAATGTACTCATAGCGTCACCAATGTACCACCGCTTTCAACGGTCAGGG